AGTCGCCCCTAGGTGTTGTTGTATTTGCCCATGTGATCATCGGTACCTTTTTGCAAGGTAATCCGGCAGCACGATTTTTTCATCATTGAGTCGTTGTCACAGGTAGAGGGCCGAGAGCGGTGAATCAGAAATAGTACAGGCCCTTTTTGTGTCTAAAAGGCCGCCCTCACAAGCGGCCATTTTCTTTAGCGCTATCAAGCAATCCCAAGATTTCTATTGTACCGACCCAACTGATCTTCGCCACCCACCCGAAAAATGTTCGCCAAATAATCCAACAACACCACCTCATCCCCATTGATCATCTGCCGTACATACGTGGCCGAAAACGGCGTCTCGTACTTCGTCGGATCGCGTGGTTTATGCGTGCCCAGCTGATATTCCTTACCGGTAATGGTCATGGTCGTGACCAGCGGAATCTCGTTCACCAGCCCGCCGTTATTGAACACCTGAACGTTAGACCGGCACTGCAGCTGCACGCTCTTGAACGGCGTCACCAGTTTTTTAGCCGCCTCGAAATAAAAGCTATTCCAGGTGATTTTCCCTTCCAGCTTGTCGATGCCATCGGGCAACTCAATCAGCCCAACCATCCCCAACCCTTGAAAGTCGCTCATCACGGTCTTGATGGTGCCCAGGTCTATCTCTTCACACTTACCAAAGAAGCTACTGCCATCCAGATAGATGTTTGCATTGGAAATGCGATGTGCGCTAAAGCCAGCCATTTATGCGTTCCCCAGGTTGACCAGGTAATCCCCGGTGATTTCGGTTTCAAAGGTGCCGCGTTCAAACGGCAGCGGCACGGTGAGTTTGTAGTTGAACAGTGCGTGGCCCTGTTCCAGTTCGGTTTGTGGGTTGCGGGCCGGGTCGTACCAGCACTCGCCGCCGAGTAAGGCGCCGTCGCCGATGAGTTTGCGCAGGAACAGGTTGACGCTTTCGGTGATGCTGGTGATGAGCGAGGTGGTGATGGGCTGGTCGACGAATTGCAGGGCGCTGTAGCGGATGGATTCGTCGACGACGTCTTTGGTGCGGCGCACGTTTTCGAAGTTGCGCATGTGGGTGACGCTGGGCCAGGCCGCGGTGCGGTTGCCCCATAAGCGCAGGCCGGTGCCGTAGGCATTGAAGACGGTGGTGATGCCGTTTTCGTTGAGCAGGTTGACCTCGCTGGTGGCGTCGTCGATGCGTGCAGTGAGTGGCCGTTCCAGGCCGATGACGCCCAGCAATGGTTGGTTGGAGCTGCTCCACCAGTAGCCGTGGTCGTTGTCGATTTTGGCGCGCAGGCCGGCGGCGCGGATCGACAAGGGTTGCAGGCGCTCGCCGTTGGTGGCGGCGTCATACACCTTCACATGTGGATAGCACAGGCGGACCCGGTCGCTGCTGGTGTTGAAGTTGATGGCACCGGACGGCCCACGCCCAGCCAGCACTTGTTGCACGGTGGCGCCGATGGGGGCATCGACGTAGGCCACGCCACCGACCTGGCCGGCCGAGATGGCCAGGTCAGCCGTGACTGCCTTTAAGGTGCTGAAACCTGGCGCGATGAAGATTTTTGGGAAAAAACCCAGCTGGTTGTAGCTGTCTTGAAAGGCCTTCAAACCGGTGCGCCGCCCCGCGAGGGTGATGCCGCCGATGATGTCGGCCGGGGTGACTTGGCTGGGGTCGGCGTGGGTGTAATCAGCCTTAATCTGGGCGTTGGCGACGATGCTGCCGGTGGCCAGGCGCCTGATGTGGCCGGTGAGCATGTTGACGGTGTAGTCGGTGCCTAGCCCATGGGTGACCGAGCCGTCGGCGGATTTTAGTTGCAGGGTTTGCAGCGCGCCGTGCGCCAGCTGCAACAGGTCGTTGTCGGCGAACTGTTGGGGTTGGTCAGTGACCGTGGCGTTGTGGATCGCCGGATCGAGCACGTTGACGACCAGCACGGTACCAGCGCCGAAGTCGTAGATGCCCTGCAGCGCTTCGGGGATGCTGAAGCCGCTTTGGTGCGCGCCGAACTGGGCGGCGTGGGTGTCGTTCAGGCACAGGGTGAGCTCATTGACGGGCCCGACCGGCGCGGTGCCGACCAAGGCGATGACCGCCGATTTGACTACCCGAACAGGACGAGGCCCGCGCTCGACTTCGGTGGTTTCTATGCCGTGTAGATAGTTGGCTGGCATGGGCGTTTATTCCTTCTCTGGTTTTAGAGACGCGAGAGCGGTTTTGTTGGCCGGCTTTGTGTGGGCCGGTAGCGGTGTCAGGTGTTTGAGCGCTAACAGCACGACGGTGTATTCGTGATCGGCCGGCAGCTCGACGGGCTTGCCTGGCAGCAGCTGAACGTCGAGTGGCTCGGCGGTATCGCCCACGTGCAGGGAGGCGGCACTTTGCGGGCCGGTGTAGCGATAACGGGTCAGGTTCATGGGTGGTCCTCGAATGCAGCGTGTTTGAGCAGCGGCCCGTGTTCGGGAGGCATGAATTGCAGTTGCGTGGCGCGGGTGGCGAAGTCCTGGGCGTACTGCCAGACGCCGTTTTGGTGGCCGATGAACTGCTCGGACAGAGGGCGGCAGGCCTGATCAGCGTTTGGCGGATACCACCCCGTGAGGCTGGCGCGGAGTCGGTCGAGGTAGCTGATTACGCCGGCGGTGCCGTTGAGCTGGCGAAAGATCAGCGTGAGGCGCAGCACCACGTTACGGGCTTGAAAGGTCGCATCGGTGCTCTCCGAGACGCCAAAGGTGGACTTGCCGTAGGCCAGCAAGACGGCACCGCGTGGGTGGTTGAGGCGGTACTGCAGCGGGTTTTCGGGGAACAGCTCGACCATCAGTTCGTGGCCGACGTCGTGCTGCAGTTTTGCGAGCACGGCGTCCATCAGTTGCTCGGTTTGGGTTTTAGGGATCACCTGGTTCATCAGTAGTGTTCCCACGTGTCGGCGCTGAATTGTTGAGGGCGTGAGCGCACGCGGATCTCGCCCGGTTCTGGCGCAGCGTGGCCGGTGGGCAGGCCTAAAGTGACAACGCCGTCGCGGATGTTTTCCAGCAGTTTGAGGGTGTCTTTGCGGCTGTCTTTTACGGCGTCGGGCAATGCGCCTTCGGGGCGGCGCTGGTACAGCCAGTGCCGCGCCAGGTAGACCACGGCATCACGCAACATGGTGGGCACCGGGTCGAGTGGCAGGTGGTAGCGCCCGCGCAGGTAGCCATCGACCAGTTCTTGCGCGTGGCGCACGCCGTCGTCGATGACGCTTTCGTTGGGCTGCGTGGCGGCCGGGTCGTCGTTGGAGAGCTGAATGAGCGTCATCTGCGGGATGGCGTGGCCGAGGTCGGCGCGGGTGCAGTAGCGCATGGGTCAACCCGCCTTCAGCTCGACCAGGGCTTCGGGGAACAAGCACATGGCCAAGGGGTTGGCCTGGGCCTCCAGGTCCCAGCCTTTGCCCATCTTGCGCGGCTCGGCCTTGCTGTAGAACGGTTGGCCCAAGGTGTTGACGGTTTCGTTGTAGTTGGCCGGGGCGTTGAACAGGCGGAACACGCCGCGGGCCATGGGAAAGACCTGGGCGATGTCGGCCGGGATGAAGCGCTGGCCGCTGACGGTGACGTCGTATTCGATGAACTCGATGCCGCCGAAGGTGAAGCCGGTGCGCAGGTCGCCGCCGAGGCGGTCTTGGGCTTCCTGGTAGTTGGCGAACGCGGCTTTGACGTTGGCGTGGTCGGTGAAGGCGTCGAACCAGTCCGGCCCACAGAAGGCGCGGAAGCCGGTGACCATGACGCCGCCGAGCTTGGATTCTGAATGGCGTTTGGCGTCGAGGCAGGCTTTGCGCACGTTGGTGCCCGCGGCGCTGAGGGCGACGGTCATTTTCTTTTGGCTGACTTCGAACTCCTTATAGAGGTCGAACATGGTCTCGCCGTCGGCGTCGAGCAACTTGCCGCGCAAGGCGCCGACACGCTGAAACTCACGGGTGGCTTCGATGCTGTTTTTGAGGTCTTGCAGGTGGTCGTTGATGACGGTGGCGATGGGCGTGGTGGCGCTCTCTTGGCCGAAGGCGGCGATGCCTTGCAACTGGCTGGGCAGCAGCGGCCGGTTGATGGGCAGGTGCAGGGTTTCGAAGGTGCGGCGTTTGCGTTTGTTGCCCTTCAGCGGGGCCGGGTCGTCGTTGCGCGAGGTGTTGGGCACGAGCACCAGCCGGCCTTCACGTTCATCGATGATGACAGTGGTGCTGGTGACGCCTTTTTCGTCGAACAGCCCCATGGCGCCGACCTTGCCGGGCATGACCGGGAGTTTGTTCACGGCGGCGGTGAGGTTGGCGACGCTGAACAGGTCTTGCAGGTTCATGGATGAGTCCTGATTAGAGGGTGGCGCGGGCGACGATGCCCAAGGTGTTGAGTTCGTCGAGGGCGGTGGTTTTTTGGGCCTCGGTGATGCCGGCGGGCCACGAAAGTTCGGCCAGGGCCAAGACGGCGCCGCGGGCGATGACGATGCCTGGCTGGTCGCCTGCCGTGGCGTCGATGGGTTCGGCCAGCACGGCGGCGGCTTTCTTGGCGGCGCCGGTGCCTGCTAGATCGAGCTGTTGGTATTTGCCGGCGACTTTGGCCAGCACTTGCCCTAGCGGGTAGTCGGTGCCAGCCAGCAGCGTGGCTTTGGAGCGGGTCCAGCCGGGGCTGACTTCGACCAGCAGCAAGTCGCCCAGGTCTTTGGGTTGGGTGAATGTGGTCATGGTGATTCCTATCGTTGGGCGCGGGCTTCGGCGTCGGCGAGTAAGGGGTTGGTGGCGGGTTTGGTAGTGTCGTCAGCGCGGGATTTGGTGGCGACTTCGGCGAAGCTGATGCCGCCGGCCAAGTCGTTGAAGATGGCTTTGAGGCCTTCGCTCAAGGGCTGGCGGGCGTCGTCTTCGCCGAACTCCAACGGCGATTGACTGGACTCGGCGTAGTCCAGTGCAGCGATGACTGCTGGCGCGTGAACGGGCTTCATGCCTGCCGCGACCAGCTTCTCGGCGTAGGCGACGCTGGCGGTGTGAATGGCGCTTTGCGCAGCCATGCGAGCCGCGTTATCACGCTGGGCGATGTCTGCTTTCAGGCGTTTGTTTTCTGCTTCCAGGGCGGCGGTGTCTTGCTCGGGCATGTGGGTGACCTGTGTGGTTTGGGTGGGTTCTGAGAAGGCGGTTTGCAGGGGCTGTTCTGGCTGGCGGGCGGTTTCGGCGAGGCTATCGATGGCCCACGAGGGCGCGACCTGGTCGGCGGTGTCTTTGTTGAATTGGCCGATGAGCCATTCGCGGAAGCGGCGCCAGAGGTCGGCGCTGAGGTAGTGGCCGTGGTCGCTGAATTCGATGACGCCTTGTTCATCGTCAGCGAGTTCTATGGGGCGTAGGCCTTTCACTGATGGCGGTTGCGCACCGAGGAAGCCGACGTGGCGCAGGTAGTAGACGCCGGGCACGGGGTTGTTGGCGGCGTCTGGGTGGTAGAAGGAGGCGGAGATTTTTTTGTAGCTGCCTTTGGCGATTTGCTCGGCGAAGGTGGCGTCGACTTGCTGGGGCTCGGCGATCAGGCCTTGGGCGGTGGATGACAGGGATTTGATCCAGCCGGCGGCTGGGGCGTCGTGCTGGGGGTGGCCGATGACCATGGGGGCTTCGTGGAGCGATGGGTTGTAGGCGGCGACGGTGGCGGTTAGGTCGGATTCGGTGAAGTTGAAGCTGGTGCCGCACATGGCGGTGTGGGTGCCGGGTTTGAAGATGTGGAGGGGTTTCATGGTTGATCACTGCACTGGAGTAATGTGCAGAGCTTGGGCTTGAAGGTGGCTTGGGGCTTTTAATCGGGTTTAAAGGGTTGGTGA